GCACCTGTAGCTATGTTATATCTTCTCTGAACTTCAGCAACATTTAGCCCAGTGGCTGCAGCAATTTGATCAACAGTGGCTCCTGTCTCTTTCATCTTAGCTGCTATTTGTGCATCAGAAAGAGTAGGATTGGCTTTGAGATAGTCTTGTACTTCTTGAAGAGTTGGCTTTGTGACACCAGTAGTTGCACCTCCGGTAGTTACACCAGTAGACATGGGAGGTAAAGTTGTGTAGTTGGTAACACCTGCAGCACGGGCTTGACGGGGACTGGCATACATAGTTCCGTCTGGTCCATATACAACAACTGCCATTTCAAAATCACCACCACCAGTAGCACCACCACCAGCACCTGTAGCTATGTTATATCTATTTTGTATTTCTGTAGAACTTAAACCTGTAGCAGTAGCCATTTGATCAGGAGTAACTTTATATTCATTCATCTTAGCTGCGATTTGTGCATCAGTAAGATTTGGATTGTTAGCTAAGTAGTCTTTTATTTCTTGGGTGGATACTACACCAGTGGCAGTAGGAATATTAGGAGCAACACCAGCACCAGTAGTAACAAGAGTAGGACCAGCAGCACCTTGAATAGCAGCACCTGTAGTAGTTCCTGTAGTAGTTCCTGTAGTAGTTCCTGTAGTAGCACCAGTAGTAGTTCCTACTGCATCATATCTAGATTGAACATCTGCAAGAGATGACTTTGTAGCCCTAGCAAACTGATCTGTTGTTACACCATACTGATCCATAGCAGATTTAATTCCAGCATCAGAAAGCTTTTTATTAGCTGGGTTGTCCCACCAATTAGCTACTTCTTCATCAGTGACAGAACCACCAGCAGCATACCGCTTTCTCTTCATCTTCACCAAGCCACCCTTAGCCATACGCTCAGCAAACTTACCAGTGATGGCAGCATACTTAGCTCCTAACGAAGGAGATGATGCAATGAATTCATCAAAGCCTTGCATAGGACCATCGTAGCCTAGCTTCCTAGCTACAATCTCTCTTTGCTGTGATGTAAAATCTTTCATATATTTCTTGGTTTCTCTATTGCTTCAGTTATATAAGCAAGCATATCTCTGTTATCTCTGAGGAGTGCTAACACTCCTACAGCTAAACAATACACTTGTCTTTCTGACAGTTTTAATTGGAAGCAGTCGTCTATAGCGTGTATACATTCATGTAACAATGTATCTGCCTCCGCTAAGGGGTGCTGACCAGACTTAATTTTAATTGCATAATCGTCATAGCTGTACTCTCCCAGTTGTTCTGGGAATACATCTACAACCCTAATCGGCACTTCTCTGCCAATAATACTTAGAGAAGCTGGTAACATTATATACCTTTAAGCCTTGTCATATCACAAATTGGTGGCTTAGTCAACCACCTAATACATGTAAGGCATGTTCTATATGCTTCTTACGATCTTCTAGTCCTATTGTGCCACCATTAATACGCTTTGTCATGGTGAGAATGTCACCACTGTCAGCATATTGGTTAAGCCTATGGGTCTGCCAGAACCAGCCAGCAGTCATTGCAGCATATTTAGGTGTACGCACCAGCTCAGGCTGCATGATGAAGTCAACACCTAGCTGTTGCCCAGCGTGGTAGAAGTTGTTCATGCCAGTTAGCTGTAAAAATCCAGATCCACGGAACCTGAACCCATCCCCACTGGCTTCATCCCTGTTACCCATACGGTTGCCATAGATTCTATTAGCTATCTTTTGTGGCTGCTTCTCATAAGCTGCTGCACTCTCTGGTGTGAAGCCCCATTGACGCTTAGGAGTCTGAGGAAATAGCTTTAGCAGGGTGGGTGCTCTGTAGTTTAAGTTTTCTTCCATGATGCGGAAGTTGCCACACTCATGACCACATTGACCAATCCAACTAGCTTGCTGTGCAGGAGTGACAATACCAAACCTCTCAAAGGTTTCATTGAATGCATCAGCCAAAGATGGCTCAATGTGTAGCTGTCTTAGTTGTTCACTTGTTACCATTGTTTACCAACTCCCTCATTTCGTTGTAGGCTGCGACACAGGCGGTGTGCTTGACGATGGCTTTGTCTCCTTCGGCAACGATGTCGATAAGAGTTGCAATAGTCTGTCGCTCAAGTTCGCTTGCATCGGCTCTGCTATCTCCTGTGGCAGGGGTGGAACCTGTGGTGGTTTGTACACAACTGGTGGTGGGGAGGCGCAACCTACCAGTGTTAGCAAGCTCATGCATAGCAGACTGTTTCTTAGATATTTCATTCTTTGCCTTTCTTAATGCTGTTTCTTTATCAGCAAGCTTAATAGTCATGTTCTTCTCTAGCTCACGGGCTTCTTCGTTCTTCTTAGCTATCTCTGCTTGCATATCTTTATCACGGTCTTCCCAACCAAAGTGATACCCACCACGGTATGTACCAAATAGTGCAACCATTGCACTAATGATGAGCCAAGGAAGTGGTATAGGAAACATCACTCCACCTCTTTTCTAGCCGCTGCTATCTCTTCTCTGTCTTCGTCAGGCTCCATGTGTTCTGGAGGGGTTGTTGGTGGAGGACCGGGAGTCCAGCTCTCATCTAGTTCTGGGTTCTTCCATACAGGCATAGCACCAAAGGGCTGGCTAGGAAGGCCATAGGCAGACTGTGGCGAGGCGTAGCTGCTGTTAGGCATACCGTAGCCACCACCACCGCAGCCCTGCATCATAGGAGGCTGTGGCTTGAAAGCATTCTGTGCTGAATTAACAGCCCTCTTACCTACAATACCACCAATACCACCTACAATAAGTAATACTATATCATTAAGCATCTTGGTGTATGCTTGATCTATAGGAGCCATACTCTTAATTGGTTGTGTTACAAAGGTAACAGAATAGAGCAAGGCAAACACAATGCCAAATAGGATGACTGTAATAGCCACCACTACAAATCCCCAAACCCTAACCTCAAACTCTTCAGTTGTTAGCTTTGGTTTGGGCTGGCTTGGTGTCTTCATTCTTGTTAGAAAGTCTATCAATTTGTTTCTCCAATATTGGTGCGACTAAATACTCAGGGCATGTCTGTGTGAATTGACATCTAGGTTTCTGACATTGCTCAGCATGAAAGTTGTCAGGGTTTTGACAGAAGTATCTGTACTTTTCTTCACAACCAGTGAGCAACAATAACAATAATAAATATTTCATTTACCAAGTCCAACTTTTCCAAGTAAGAGATTAACAATCTTGTCAGACAAATCGTCAGGAAGAAACTTCAGAAAGCCAAGTACATATAAAGCAACACATCCATAGATGAATATCTTTAGTCCTAAATCAAATGTCTTCTGGTATTCGTTCACCGCCCACACCTGCGAGTAGTGTTACAGAACTCCATCAACTCATAAATACCTATTCCAACTAAGAACAAAACAAAAGCACAGCCACCAATAATAATAGCCAGCTCATTCATCTCTTGTTCTTTAGCTTTAGCTGCCTTCTCTGCTTTCTCTAAAGCCCTAAGTTCTCTGGCATCATCCAAGTCCATCTGGTCTTGACGAGATTTGATCTTATTCCAAACGTCAACCTTACCTGTGGTCATAAAGAGCATCTTCAGCTCTTCCTCAAAAGCTCTGGCTTGCTCTAGTGCCATCTCAATTTGTAAGGCAGTTCCCATGTTGGAACCCTTACCCTTCTTCGCCTCAATCAGTGCCTTGGTAGCTGTGCTTTTAGCGTCAAAAAGCTTCCCAATCATTGGGGCTAAAGACCCTAGATCACTAGCTACTTTGCTGGCCTTCTTGACCATGCTGATTGCATTCTGTATGCCAGCTAGGGCTGTCATCGGATCAATCATCGCTCAACCTTTTTCCATTCAAGGCATACAACTTTTCTGTTATATACATCTCCAGTCCATGTCCAACGGACACATCTATATTTCTCCTCCTTGGACGCTATAGGGAAAGATATTAATAAGACTAATATTACTGATGCAGCTTGTTGTCTATAGCAAGCCATATAGCACCACAGAAAGCACCAATAACTAAGACAGGTTTCACTGCTCTAGCAAGCCATTCAAGTACAACGAATGCACCAGAGGCTGCATTGAAGGCAGTGACAACAGCTTGTGTGTTCTTATCTAGCTGGTCTACTTTAGCTTCAACAGCTAATAGACGGTCATAGATTTGTTTGTGGGTTACTTCTTCGGTCATGGCGTACTAGGCTTAGGATATTTTGCTTTAACAGCAAGACATGCATCAATGTACGCTTGTATTTGTGCTTGATCGCCTTTTACTACGCCATCAATGTAGTTGTTAATTGACGGGTATTCAGCGGCTCTGTCACGCTGATATTGAGTTTTAGCAAGTTCAATATTTTTAGCATCTTCAATTGCTTTTGCTTGAGCAAATACTGCTAACTCAGCCTCAGTTAAAGGTGTTTGAGTTACTTCGCCTGTGGTAACATTTACTGTAGTGGTATACATGGTAAATCCTTAAATGTAAGCAATGTTAATACTACCAGCGTCAAAATTCGCACCAGCATTGCCAAAAACTTTTATCTTGTTTAGCGTTGAAGAAAGCGCAGCATTTCCTCCCATAACAGCAGCAGCATATCCACCACCAATATTTATTCCTATAGAACTAGAATAAGTCCATAAATTAGTAGAACTATTTGATAAATTGCAAACTAGTAACCCATTATAAGAAGTACTGCCACCCGCTGGCTGCCCACCTGCTGGTGCAATTGCAGTAGTTGTATTAACTTCAGTAATAAGAGGGCCAGAAACTATGTAAGAACCTATGGCAACATACCCAGATTCTTTGTATGCGCTAGATGTTGAAAACTGTATAAAAAGTTGATTTCCTACGTCAAAAGAAACCCCGTTAAACATAACAATTACTTGTTTTACAGTAGCTGGAATGCCCGTAAATTCTGCAACTGTGCCACTGGTTGTAGCAATAGGAGTACCAAGGGTAAAACCAGCAGATGCTGCTACCACCGCAGCCCCACTTGCTTTAATATAGCTCACACAATAAACTGTAGTTCCATCACTTTCATAGATAGCACGATCACCTGCTGCTGTGGTGATATTAGCCGCACCCGGCAAGTTATTAGTTGTGGCATTGTGTGTCAGGGTTAGCACCCCATCAAAGATAACAGTGCGAGGGCCACGGGTAAGAGTGACCGCTGTTATCGCTGTTGTGCCAGTGATGTGTACTCGGTTGCCTGTTGCAGTGTTTAGGTTAATTGTGGATGCACTGGCGATGGCTGTGCCAGTTGCCCATTCTTGTGCAGCAGTAAAAGTGTTAGCACCGAGGATTGCGGCTGTACCAACAACACCAGCAGCGGGAAGACCAGTAGCATTAGTTAACGTACCACTAGCAGGTGTCCCCAATATAGGAGCAGTTAATGTTTTATTAGACAACGTCTGTGTAGCTGTTGTACCAACAATGTCCCCACCACTTGGTAATGTTAAGTTACCAATCTCAGCAGCATCAATTGCACCGTCTGCTAAGACAGCACCTGTGCTTACAATACTACCTAGTGTTCTTGCTTTAGTCATCTATATTTACTCCGGTTGTGTAGGCCACACGATAGTCCAAGGAAATCCTGTTTGTGTAGGCACATCTCTTAATGCTTGGCAATAGTCTTTCCATGCCTGTGATGGAGTCATATCGTTACGAAATCTCCAATCAGTTTCTGACAGTTTACTGGCTCTAGTGGCACGAACACTCTTAGCTTGTTCAGCATCCTTAGAAGCCTTGTAAGCCACTTCTTGTTGAGCAGCAGTAGTAGTTACGCCATCTACCACTTGGTCAATAAAGACAGGGCCAAGCACATACTTGGTGTACCACTTACCATCAATCTGCTCAACACCAGAGGCTTGAGAGTATTGGTAAACAGTACCGCCTGTAGCTTGTGGGCCTTCAAAGACTACATCAGCACCTAAAGCCTCTAAGACTTCAGTTGTTGTTATGTCCCATGATGGGCCATTATTGGCTTTTGTGTATGCACGAAACTCTGCTTCGTACATGACTTGACCTGTTGATTTGATTCGTACTTGCATGATGTTCCTTATGCGATAGCCAAGAAGATATATGTTGCAGCATTTGTATTGATTGCCGCCAAGATAGTTGCATTAACTGCAAAACCTGTTGCTACTGTTGTAACAGAACCAAGCGTTGCCACTTCAGCTGCTCCACTATTTGTAAGCCAATATGGATCTGTCAATGTTGTCATGCCACGGGCGGTATCGTAGACGTACCAATCACCTGTTGAGTCAGTACGTTTGATAAGTACAAATCTTGCCCCTGCCGTTAATCCACAATCAATTGTTTGAGTTGTGCCGTTGCCCGTATATGAGCCTACTTTGGAAACACCTGTGCAAGTTGCAAATAGATATGCAATATAAGTTTGAGTATTACTATTTGTTCTGACGTTTGTTCCAACAGTAAAAACAGATGATGTTGGTGTTGTGTCATTCCACATTGTATTTGAAGCGCCAGAAGCATCCGTTGCATTTAAATACATAAAATTTGTTGCAGCTGTTGGTGCTGTATATACCGCCCAATCTCTTGTTACTCCAGCCCTATTCTTTACAATCATAATCTGAGGAACTGTTGTTAAATTATGAGATAAAGTTCTAGCCACTCCATTGCCTGTATAGCAAACAACATCCATAAAAGATGGCGCACGTTTAAACAAATAATTTATATATGTGCTTCCGCTTGCATTTATGATATTTGATGTAGTTCCTACCTTGACACCATCCATTACATCCCAAGGATTTGCTTGAAGTATTGTTACCCCTGCTGCCACTTCTGCATCTGTATTTTGTGGCGAAAGATATCCTGTACCTGTAAGTCTTGAAGACATCAAAGGAGCTATTGCCGTTCCACGATTCTTAACTAATATAGCATCATCAGTCTGACCACCAGTAACAGTTGCATTTGCACCTGTACCTGATCTAGCAGAAATACCAAATACACTTGATCCAGTAGTAGGCACTTTCATCGGGCCTCTGCGAATGGCTATGTAGATATAGGTCCCTCCGCTTGCATTACTGGCTCCATTTGCGGAAGCCACCACCGTAAACCCTGTAGATGAGGGTTGCCACAGACCACCTGTAATTTCTTCAGAGTCTAAATCTGCCCGCAGGGATTGCATACCGTTAGCCGCTATTGACCACCCACGTGTCACATCTTGCATCCACCAATTTGAAGTAGAGTTTGACCGCTTCACCATCAACCACTGAGGTTCATAGCCAAGGTTCACGTTGATTTGCGCTGTAGTTCCTGTATAAGACCCACACGAAATCACATTGTCTGTACCAGTTAGGCCAAAGCCTCCTGCGTTGTGGGCAAAGATGTAAGCAATATAAGTTGCCCCAGATGCGTTAATAGAGTTTCTAATCGTAAATGTAGTTGATGTTGGGAAAACAGGCACATTACCGGGGCCTCCAAAAGTGTTTGAACCAAGATCAAAAGCCGCAGTTAAGTTCAATACTCCGAGACCTGTATTTGTTCCATTGTTCCCACTACGATGGTAGACATACCAATCATCAGCCGCACTCGCTGCTCTCATAATTATGCAGCCCGGCACTGACCCTAGAC